AATCTAATGCATTAATCATGACATTTCCAGCAACAATCATATTTCGTTTTGGCATTGACATTAATTTCTATTACTTAGAAATGCTTGAAAATGATCCTTTATATATCAGCTCAATTGGTGTTGATCCAACGGTTGGTGATGGCACTTTAAAAATTTATTTGACTTACAGAATAGTAACTTTATAGCAATGGCAGATGAAACAATAGGGATTGATATAATCCTAAACGCAGGCGAAGCAGCAACGAGTGTCAAGGAATTAAGGCAGAATGTTAAAGACTTGCAAGCTGCTGCATTAAAAGCAGGTGCAGAGGGTAATGATGCGCTTGCATCTAAATTCACAGCAGCAGCAGGTAAAGCAAGGGATAGGGTTGCAGATTTGAATAAGGAAATCAATGTGCTGCAAGATACAGGAAGTAAACTTGGTGCATTGACTGCTGTTGGCAGAAACTTGGCAGGGGGATTTGCAGCTGCTGCCGGGGCTTCTGTTTTATTTGGAAATTCTCAAAAAGATGTACAGGAACAAATTGCAAAGGTACAGGCGGCAACAGCATTATTGGCAGGTGTGCAAGAACTTGCGGATGTTGGAAAGCAGATAAGGTTAGTAAAGATTATTGCCCTTGAGAAAATTGAAACTGCTCAAAAGTATTTACAGATACAAGCGGAGGAGGGTGGCATTATAGCGAGGAACTTGGCAGCTGCGGCACAATGGGCATTGAATGCTGCTATGGCTGCCAATCCTATTGGGGCTGTGATTGTAGTGGTTGCTGCATTGGCTGTCGGTTTGTATGCATTGGCTACAAGTACAGATCATGCTGCTGAATCTGCAAAAAACCATACAGATCATCTTAAAAGACAAAGCGCTGCATTAAAGGAAGTATTAAAAAATATAAAAGAAGAACAAGAATTAGCAAAAGATGGTGTTAAAAATCTTGAAAGAGAAAATGAATTATTAAAAGCCAGTGGCGCATCAAAAAAGGATATTTATGAATCAGATAAAAAGATTGTTGAACAAAAAATAAAAGACATTACAGTCCAATATGCGGCAATTCAAACTGTAAGAAATTTATCTGTTGAAGAAATTAATGTTAAAACAGATTTATATAATAAACTTAAAGTACTTCAAGCCGCATATTTAAAAGGACTTCGTGATGATGCAGATGCAGAAGAAGAAAAAAATAGAAAAATAGAAGAAGGTAAAAAAGCAGAGGCATTAAAAAAGAGAAAAGAACTTATGGTAGAAATTGCCAAGGTTGAAATTGATTTACAAGACTCTATTAAGAAAACTGAACAAGACAAAAAAGATAAAGAACAAAAAGCAAAAGATGATGAAATGACAAATGCTGTTGTTGCATCAGATAAAAAAATTCAGTTTGCAGCAAAAACAGAAAAAACCATTTATGATAATAAAAAGTTAATTGATGCTCAAACATTAAAAGATGAACAATCAATTCGTGATGCAAAATTAAATATTGCACAGCAGACTTTGAATGGTTTGACATCTTTGTCAAAACTTGCAGGGCTAAAAGGTAAAGAAGCAGAGAATTTACAAAAAGGTTTAGCTATTGTTCAAATTGCTATTGATACAGCAAAGGCAATATCATCAACCATTGCCGGGGCAACTGCGGCAGCTGCTGCCGGTGGTCCTGCTGCTCCTTTCTTAATGGTTAGTTATATTACTTCGGGAATTGCAACGGTACTTGGTGCAATGGCAAGCGCAAAGGCTGCATTATCATCAGCAGGATCTTCCCCAGCAGCGGATCCAAGCATCAATGTTCCAGGTGTAAGCGGTGGCAGTGGCTCTGCCCCATTAACTCCCACATCTTCCAATGTCGGAAATACATCCACAACAATCAGCGAATCAGGGCAGGTTATTGCCCCGATGGTTGTAAAAGCCTATGTGGTTGAAAGTGAAATGACACAGACACAACTCCATGTCAAGTCGATTGTGGACAAGTCACAATTCCCTTAATTATAAAAAAAGCATCTATTTTATATTTTTAGATATGATTCGCAAACTACCGATATACAAAATCAGGATTAATACAGAAGATACTGGTGTTGATTACATTGCTCTTACTGATGATCCGGCAATTGAAAAGAACTTCATGGCGTTCAATAACCAAAAAAGATTCATCATGCAGTCGGAGGATAAAAGAATAGTATCAGGGCCTTTGATTGTCGCTAACTTGCCAATCTATCGCAGGGATGAACAGGGTGAATACTATGTGGTATTCGATGCACCAACGACCATGGAGATTGCTCAAAAGTTTTTTAAACTTGGATATCAAAACAATGTAAACCTTAATCATGATCCATCAAAAAAGCCTGATGGGGTGTATATGTTTGAATCCATGATTATCGATGCAAGCCGAGGAATCTCAACTCCAAGCGGATTTGATACTCTGCCTGATGGCTCTTGGTTTGGCTCATTCAAAGTGGACAACCCTGAAATATGGCAGCAAGTAAAAGATGGCACATTCACAGGATTCTCCGTTGAGGGGCTTTTGGGATTTGATTATGTCAAGGAAACCGATGAGGACATCCTTTTGGAAATCATTGACCTCATTCAATCTATGTAATGAAATTATAAATTATCAATTCACATTATACTTACAATTAAAAAAGAACAAAAATGGACAAATCAATTGTCGAAAGACTTAAAACTTTGGTTGCAAAATTCGATACTACGGAAGCTCCTGCAAAATTTGCTGATGTTACATTAGCTGATGGCACTGTTATCTCTTACGAGGGAGATATGCCAATGGTTGGTGCATCTGTGATGTTTACGGACATGGCAGGTGTTCAAGGTGTTGCTCCTGATGGAGAATATCAACTACCTGATGGCACTCTTATTTCTGTTGCAGGCGGTTTAATCACCGAACTTGGAACATGGGTAATGGAGCCAGGTGCAGAGGGAATGGCAGCAGCCGAAGCCGACGCAGAACTAAAAGCATTATTGGATAAACTTTTTGCAGAAATGGCAAAGATTGCTCCTTTGACTGAAAAAATCACAGCATTGGAAGCACAAAATGCAGAATTAAAATCAGCAATTGCTGCCTTTGATTCAACAAAGAAACTTGCAGAAGATACTTTCAACATCGTTGAGAAGTTAGCTGCCGAGCCAAGTGTTGAGCCAACTAAAACTGCAACATCAGGAGCATCATCTTTCAGTTCTATGAAAACAATGAAAGAGATTGCAGATGCTGCAAGACAAATCAGAAGAAATTTCAAATAAAAAATTAAACCCTTTAAAAAAATAAAATAAAATGGCATTTAACGTAACTGGTCTAACAGACTATATCAGAGAAAACGAAAAAGACATCATCAGCTCATCTATATTCTCTGCAAAGAGTATATCAATGGTGAAAGTACAAGTAGGTATCAAATCCTCAGAAGATATCGAAATAATGGAAACATTAGCCGATTTCCAATCGGACAGCGGTTGTGCTTACAACACATCAGGAACAACAACTTTCAGCAGAAGAAACCTTGCAGTTAGCAAGATTATGATTGCTGAAACATTGTGCCCTGAAGATTTGGAAGCTAAATTCTTACAAAGACTTGTTCAACCAGGAAGCACACATGATCAACTTCCTTTGGAAGCAGAGATCACAAATCGCAAAATTAATTTGATTGCAAAACAATTAGAGATAGCTGTTTGGCAAGGTGATACTGCATCAGGACTTGTAAACACAAAATTGTTTGATGGTTGGTTGAAACTTATCGATGCTGCCGGTACTGCAATTGCTGTAACTACTCAAACAGCAATTACCACTGGTACTGTAAGAACTATCTTTGATGAAGTTTATGCAAAAATACCATCTGCCATTTTAGGTGCTGATGACTTGGTTGCATTCTGCGGATATGATACTTTCCGTACATTAGTAACCAAATTAACTGCTGACAACTTGTATAATTATACAACAGATGCAGGGGCTTCAAACTTTGAAATGATGTACCCAGGTACTAACTTGAAAATTGTTGGTGTACCGGGATTGAACGCTGATAACAATTCAACTGCATTGGCTTCATACAAAAATCGTATCATTGCTGCAAGAACTTCAAACCTTTACTTTGGTACGGACCTTTTGAACGAATATGAAAAGTATGATGTATGGTTTTCTCAAGATGACCAAAACATCAAAACATTATTCCGTTTCAAAGCCGGTTGCCAAATTGCATTCCCAAGTGAAATTGTACAATACAAAAATACCTAATCTATATGCCAACTAATTGCGCAATAATTCAAGGATATGAGATCCCCTGCAGAAATTCTGTGGGGGGTATCTCCGAAATATATCTGACAGAAATCGAGAACAAAGCTTCTTTAACAGCTGTGTCAGGTATCATTACTGCCTTCACATTATCTTCAGGAAAAAAATTCTGGACATTTAAACTTGAAAAAGAGAATGCAGAATTTACCGAAAAGATAGTGCCAAGTGTTGAAAACGGAACTGTTTATTATGAGCAGGAAGTGAAATTCAGCATGAAACAACTGTCAGCAAGTAACAGGAATAACATCCGACAAATCGTTCAGAATCGTTTATTCATCATCGTTAAAGATAACAATGGTGTATATTGGTTGCTTGGCGAGGTGAATGGTTGTGACCTTGGTGCTTCCGATGGCAAGACAGGTAAAGCAATGGGTGATTTGAATGGTTATTCTTTGACCTTTATGGGCAAAGAGCCAGCTCCTGCGCAGCAGGTAACAGGAACTCTATTAGCTACCTTAACCGTATAATCTGTTCCTCATTAGTTTTGGAAAGCCCTGCCTTTATTGGTGGGGCTTTCTTTTTATAAAAAAACTGCATCTTTTATATTTATAGATATGCTGAAAGTAATCAAAAATCAGAGCAATACGCTAATACTTACCTTGAATGAAAAGAAAACGCTTGCATCACCTGTTTTCCTTTTTCGCTGCATTAATGATATGCAGAG